ACTTGGATTACTGGTTCTGCTGGTGGTGCTGCAACGTCAGATATCGATAACATGCAAGTAAACTTCTTGTCTGAGAGAGCTGTATGTACTTTAGGTGCAAACAACTTCTTTTTATTTCAAGACTAGTAATTAAATTGAAAAGAGGCAGGCACGCATGTAAAAGCCCTCCTGTCTCTTTTTTTTAAATAAATTAAATTAAATCAAATGAAAAAAGAAAAAACAAGTCCTAATATGGACACAGTTAAAATTACTCCCAAAAAATCTACACCAAAGTTCGTAGATAAACAATATAAACTTACAAGAGAAACAGCTCCCTTATCTTTGATATTAGCATCAAGGCATACAACAAGGTTTCCGCTGTTACACTTTGATGAGGACACAGGTCTCAATAGGCCTCTTAGATATGCAAGAAACCAAAACTCACCATTTCAAGATGAGCAAGATGATAACGCTATTGTTGAGCCAATTGTATTTGAAGATGGATTCTTACACGTACCAAAGAACAATCAAGTGTTACAAAAATTTATGGATTTACATCCTGGTAAAGGCAGAATATTTATAGAAGTTAATAAAGCAAAAGAGGCTGCTGAATTAGTTGAAGACTTAAACTTAGAAGTCGATGCTTTAATCGAAGCAAGACAGCTTACGGTGGATCAAGTAGAGAATGTAGCTAGAGTTTTATTTCAGAATGATGTATCAAAAGTTACTACTGCAGAGCTTAGAAGAGATATATTAATCTTTGCTAAACAACAACCAGGCGGTTTTATGAATCTTTTAAAAGATCCTGCGTTGAAATTTAACGCAGACATTCAAAACATTTTGGATAAAAACTTAATTCAGCTCAGAAATAATAAAAAAGAAGTGTGGTTTAACACAGACTCTAATAAAAAGAAGATGTGTAATATACCATACGGAGAAGATCCTTTATTTATTATAGGCTCTTATTTTCAAAGCGATGATGGTCTTGACTCTTTTAAGCATTTAAAAGCGTTAGCAAAAAATTCGTAACTTTGCTTTTTGTTTAACCCATAAAATTTTTAACATGGCAAAATATATAACTTTAGATACAGCAAGTGACGGTAATGTTCACATCAACACAGATTCAATTCTTTATGCAGAAACAGCAAGTTCAACTGCAGGAGAAATTTATCTGACTAATGGAACACACAAAATGACAGTTACTGGAACTGGATTAACTTCTGGGTTTAGCGAGAATGTTAATGCAGCATTAGTTACTGCAGCAGAAACTTCTTGGACAAACGCAGCAGTACCAGTATCGAAAGCTGGTGGACTAGTGTTTACTAGTGTAGCAGTAGGAACAATATAATCCTTCCTTTACTATCGACAGCGAGAAAGCACCTAAATCCTAGGTGCTTTTTTATTTTATGTATCTTTGTAAAAAGATTTTCAAATGATAAATTCTGTAAGAAACACTGTGCTTGCTATTATCAACAAAAATAACTACGGATATATATCTCCTGGTGATTTTAATTTATTTGCTAAACAAGCTCAGTTAGATATATTTGACGAATATTTCATAAGATATAATCAGCAAATAAACGAGGAAAATGCAAGGGTTTCGGGAACGGGATATGCTGATATAAAACTTGGTTATGAAGAGGTGATTGACACTTTTTCTGTTACAAAAACTTTAGTACAAAACTCTAATAACATATATTATCTTCCTAGCCAAACAACTACGGGTGATGATTATTATTTATTAAATAAAGTTCTGTGTTACGAGGGAGGTGTTTTAAAGGGTCAAGCAGAAAAAGTTAGTATTAATAAAATAGATCTGTTAAACAAATCTCTTTTAACCGCTCCCTCATCTCAATACCCAGCTTATACTCAAAAGGGAGATTCTATAACTATTTTTCCTACCACATTCAGTGGAGCTTTAGATATACAAGCAACTTACGTTCGATATCCATTAGATCCAAAATGGACTTATGTTACTTTATATAATGGTGAACCTTTGTTTGACCAAACGCAAAGTGATTATCAAGATTTTGAATTACCGATTGATGACTCTAATAATTTAGTAGCAAGAATATTACAATATGCAGGTATATCAATAAGAGAAGCTGATGTATTTCAGTTTGGACAAATAGAAGAGCAACAACAAAATCAAACTAATACATAATTATGACATATATAAATCAACGAAAATATTATACTAATGATGGGGTTGCACCCACAGACAGCAATTGGGGTTCTTATCAATACGTAAGCTTGGATAATATAATGACTAATTTTGAATTGATGTATGATGGAAATCATTCGTTAGTCAATAATGAAAATAGATATAAGATATTATTTCACGCAAAGAGAGCAATTCAGGAATTAAACTACGATGCTTTTAAAGAAATAAAAGCATTAGAGTTGACAGTATATGATGATTTGCGTTTTGTTTTACCGTCTGATTATGTAAACTGGGTAAAGCTTTATTTGTTTGAGGGTAATACCTTAAGAGAATTAACTGAAAATATTCAAGTACAATCTTCCATTCAATACCTTCAAAACTCTACTGCAGTGTTTGGATATGATGGAAATAATAATGTATCAACTATAGAGTCAAATTTAGATACTTCCAGAAAAGATGGGTCTTTAAATAGTATTTATTTAAATCAAAATAATGAAGCTGATGAGAACGGTAACTGTATTGATTGTGATGGCGACATATACAATTCTCGTATCGGAGCTAGATATGGTTTAAACACAGAAACAGCCAACATTAATCCTACTTTTACTATTGATAAAAAAGCTGGTGTTTTTAATTTTGATTCAACTATGGCTAATAGACAATGTGTGTTACAATACATATCTGATGGAATGGAAAATGGCGATGACTCACAAATAAGTGTAAATAAATTATTTGAAGATTATATTTATGCTTATATACAATATGCTATATTAAATAGTAAATTTGGAGTGCAAGAGTATATTATTAATAGAGCAAGAAAAAACAAACAAGCTTTATTAAGAAATGCTAAAATCAGATTAAGTAACATTCACCCAAGTAGATTGCTTATGAATCTTAGAGGTGAAGATAAGTGGATAAAATAAAATGGCAAACATTCAAAGAAATTTTGTAGCTGGGCGTATGAACAAAAGCCTTGATGAAAGGCTTATACCAAACGGAGAGTATATAGATGCTTTGAATGTTAGGCTTGGTTCTACTGAAGAATCAGAAATAGGGGCTGTTGAAAATGCTAAGGGTAACGTCCAGGTTACATCATTACAATATATAGACGGTACTGGATTAAGCAGCTCTGCTAGATGTATTGGTGTTTTTGAAGATGGTGCAAATGAAACTATATATTGGTTTGTTCATGACCCAGCATTTACTGTAGGAGCTACTGGTAAATTAGATTTAATTGTTTCTTATAATGTTATAACAGGCTCTCTTATTTATCACGTCGTAAGTATTAATTCTGGTGATAATACAAACACTACTTTAAATTTTAACTCAAATTTTCTTATAACCTCTGTAAGTAAAATAGATAATTTAATTTTTTTTACAGACAATTTAAATGCTCCAAGAGTTATAAATATAGATTTTAATTACTCTGTTCCTTTTAATAATGTAGACCAATTTAGTGATCAAGAAATTTTAGTGATTAAAAAACCGCCTCTGGCTGCACCAACATTAAATTTATTAAGCACTACTTTACAAGATTCTTTTTTAGAAGATAATTTTATTTGTTTTGCTTACAGATATAAATATTCAAATGGCGAATATTCAGCTGTTTCACAGTTTAGTGAACCAGCTTTTCAACCAAGTTTTTTTGAATTTTCTCCAAATAGTTTTTTAAACGAGGGAATGGTTAATTCCAAAAATGCAGTACAAATTACATATAATACGGGAAGTTCATTAGTAGTTGGTATAGATTTATTGTTTAAAGAGGCTAACGACCCTACAATAAAAATTATTGAAAAAATAAAAAAATCATCATTAGGGCCACATAACACTAATGCAACTTATGTTTTTACTAATAGCAAAATTTTCACTCTATTACCAGAGTCAGAAATATTAAGATTATATGACAATGTACCTAGATTAGCGAAAGCTCAAACTTTAATGGGTAATAGATTGATTTATGGTAATTACACAGAAGGATATAATTTAATTGACATAAATAATCAACCACTAAATTTACAATACACTGTTGCTTTAGACACTGAAGATGCTAGTGGAGTAGATTTAAATTCTTCTAATTTATTGACATTCAATTATACAGCTTTTGGTAATAATCAAAACATAAATACGGCTGGGTTTACTTTTGATTTAGGTGGATATGAAAGTAAATTAATTCAAGGAGCAAGTTTAAATCTTTCTTTTACCTATCAACATTTATCTTACAATAATGGGACAGATACTCCAACTCAACTGCAAGGAGAAACCCTGATTAATTTTCAATATGTTTTAGTTGATAACTATACTACAGTTTCAGCTCTATATAATAGCTCAGATTTTCAATCTAAACTAGGTTTAATAAGTTCTGCTATTCAGACTGTAGAAGATGCTCAAAATGGTTTAGGTGCAACGTTAACAGATGCGTTTAATTTTTCTTTATCACCAACTTTATCAGGTGGGGGAGTTAGTTACTCTTTAAATCAAACAGGGTTAACGTCAAGCACAAGCTCAGTTCCTCCATCCACTAATAAAGGTGAACCAATTAATTCAATTTTAAATGGAACTGAAATACAACTATTTTTTCCTGTAGCTCAATATATTCAAACATCACCAGGAACAAGTAATTTAATTGTATCATACAATACCTTTACATCTATTACCGCTACATTACAAGCTACTGCAGATTTACAAAGTTTACATAGTAATAGAGGTTATGAATTAGGTATAGTATACATGGATGAATATAACAGAGCTTCGACAGCTTTAGTTAGCAATAATAACACTTTAAATATTCCATGCAGAAACTCACAAACTTTAAATAAAATTATTGCTACAATACCAACTACCCAAAGAGCTCCTTCTTGGGCAACAAGATATAAGTTTTGTTTAAAACCAGATAGAACAACTTATGAGACCATATATTCAAGCATATTCATTAATGACCCAAATTCCAATAATACGTTTTTATTATTAGAAGGAGATAATATTGCTAAAGTTGAAGAAGGCGATAGATTGATTGTAAAAAGAGATGCTAACGGCCCGGTTGAATCTTGTGTATTCGCAACTGTTTTAGAAAAACAAACACAAGCTGCGGACTTTATTACCCCTGCTAGTGGGAATCCTGTTCCAGGAGGGACATATATGAAAATGAATTCTCAAGATTTTTCTACTGAGGAAAGTGCTAGTGATATAATTTCTTTAGGAACTTTTCAGCAAAAAGCAGATAATCCTAATGAAAATCCAGTTGCAGCAAATCCTTTTTACACTACAGATGGAGGTACAAGCACCAATTATAATGTGCCTAGCGGAAGTAGAATAGTAATGAAAATAAAACAAAGAAGACCAGGTGGGGGTGGGCCATGTGAAGAAAGAGAAAGTGTAATAGAAGAACAATTTATTGCGCAAGATACTTACACAGATATGTATCAATGGTTTATTGATAGTAATGCAACATATGTGATAGAAAATAATGCTACTACTTATAGTGGAAACCCTGATGACCCGGTAGGAAACGTTGTTATTTCAGGTTTAGTTCCTGGTTCACCTACAGGTACTCCAGAAACAAATGGATACGCAGGAAATAATTTAGGTAATTCAACAATGTACACTATATTTGGGGGGGAATTTAACAGCCCATCGACGGAAAGTGATTTACTACTTAATAACTATTATAGGTTTTATGAAAATAATACTAACAATACTTATTCTTTACTTGTAAGCGGTACTGAAGCTTGTCCAGGTGCTAGTACAGGAAGTAGATATAGGTCTCGTGTTGAAATTACTTTTACTGTGTTTAGAAGAGATTCAGTCGTTGTATTTGAAACAGAACCAACAGAAGCATTACCTGATGTGTGGTTTGAAAACGAAGAATCATTTTCTATTGATTCAAATGGTAATCATAGTGGTAACATAACTAATCAAGATATATCTACAGGTGTTGCTGGGGTAGTTGATACTAAATTTTTTAATTGTTTTGCATTTGGAAACGGTGTAGAAAGTTATAAAATAAGAGATGCTTTAAATGGTAAATCTTTTAATTTAGGTAATAGAGTATTTACAACTTCTAACGTAGAATATAAAGAAGCTCTTAGGTTTGCTGATTTAACTTATAGTGGTGTATATAATGATGAAACTAATGTTAATAAATTAAATGAATTTAATTTAGGTTTAGCCAATTTTAAACCACTTGAAGAAAGTTATGGAGATGTTGAAATATTATATGCAAGAAGAACTGATATCTTAGTTTTACAAGAGGATAAAATATCATACGTATTAGCATCTAAAAATATTATATCTGACTCAACTGGAGGAGGTTTAGTAGCTTCAGTCCCAGAAATTTTAGGAAATCAAATAGCACGTATAGAGAACTATGGTATAAGCAATAACCCAGAAAGTTTTGTGGCTTGGGGTGAAAACAAATATTTTACTGATGTTAAAAGAGGTGCTGTACTTCAATTGATGGGTGGATCAGCTTCAGACGAAAGACTTATAGTTATATCTGAAACCGGAATGAGAAGCTGGTTTAGGGATTTATTTACTTCTGCATTTACTACACAAAAATTAGGAGGTTACGACCCTTACATGGACGAGTATGTATTAACTTCAAATACAATATTAAAACCTGAAATACCAGTTTGTTTAGCGTGTGGTGTTACTAAAGATATAACAATAATAGCTAATCAGGACTTTGTTTATTGTGTGGATGTTACTGAGCAAACAGGAACTGTAACAGTAAGTTATGTAATCCCACAAGAAGGAGAGCAAGATATTGAAAGCGAAACTAGCGTATTGATGACAGATGAATCTGGAAACCAACTAATTACAGAGGGGTCTCAATCTCAAATTGGGTATACAATAAAAGCTATTTATAAAGGCGTAACATATACATCAGGTTCTGTTACTGCTTCAGGTAGTTTTACATTTGATAAAAATGTTCCAAGTGTAGAAGAGGTTACAATAGTGGTTAGCTCAAATTCAGACCAAAACGATACTATTCAAATAAATGTAAGTTGTCCAGAAGCAGGCGCATTAAATATATATAACATTTGTGTTACTGACCCACTTGAAGCTGGACAATTCATACATAACGAATTTGGTTGGACTGACGGTGTAACTGTTTCACCTATAGAATCTAATTTAGTAGAATTTACAAGCACATCTTCTTCCTTTGCTATATCACAATACCAGTTATTTTCTGGACCACAGGGAAGTGGAGTTTTTCCAACTGACGGGTCTACTGTAACTGTATCTTCAAACAAAATTAATTTTGATGATTTTGTATTTAACCCTTCAACAGATAGATTAAAATATTTAAGAACAAACACTTTTTATCAAAATAATGTAACAGACATAACAAGTTTACTCTCTTTAGCAATTGATGCAACACCAATATCTACAGTTGGCGCTCCAACAATTTATTCGGTAGATTTCACTATGCCAGCAAGCGGAAGTATTTTATATTTAGTGTGGGATTATAGGTCTACAGCATCACCAACGCCAACACCTACGCCTACACCAACTTCCACTGGCCCAACGCCGACTCCGACTCAGACGCCTACGCCGACTCCGACTTTAACACCGACACCAACACCAGTGCCTTATAATTACTTTATTATTACTCCTTGTTCTGGAGGAGGAGGAACATTATATAGTAGTGTTAGAGCATCATTTGCAAGTGGTGTAACATCAGGAGATATAGTAGAAATGAACGATGGTAGATGTTATGAGATAACAGAAGATGCAGCACCAGCAAATACTAACGACTATATAAATGTTTATGTAGATTGTACTGCTTGTTTAACATCTAATCCAACACCAACCCTCACACCAACACCTACTCCAACACCTACACCAGGTGGTTGTAACGAATGGGAGTTAGTAGGTGGCACTGGTGGTGGTACTTTTGGTTATACTGATTGCTCTAGTAATCCACAAACAGAAACAGTACCAGATGGTGATTCAATACCAGTTTGTGCTGTAGGTGTTCCTACTGTAACAAGTGGTAACGGGACTGTTACTTTAAATGGACCTTGTCCTACGGCAACGCCAACCCCAACGCCAACCCCAACACCTACTCCGACTGCGACTCCAGTTCCTACGCCTACACCTACTCCTTCTTGTAGCGTGTGGGAACTAACCTGTCAAAGTGGAAGTAGTGGATGTTCTTACTCGTATGTTGATTGTAATGGCAATACACAGACAGGAATAATGCCAGGGGATTTTGATATTGAGGTATGTGTATTAAACGGAACAACACCTATAGTAAACGGTCCTACGCCAAATAACACTGGAGTAAGTTGTAGTCCAACTGTTACTCCAACTCCGACAGTTACTCCGGTTAGCCCAACCCCGACGCCAACCCCTACTCCGACTCCTACGTTTGGATATAATTATTACACTGTTACAATTTGTCCAGGACAAGGTAGTGCAACTTATATCAATGTTAGAGTAGCAGATGCTAGTGGAGATGCTCCGGGTGATATAGTATTAATGGCTGACGATAGATGTTACGAGATAGATGAAACTAGTTCAACTGTAAACGCTAATGACTATACTAATGTTTACCCAGATTGTGATACTTGTATAGCTACTAACCCTACTCCAACTCCAACGCCAACTCCAACACCAACCCCGACGCCTGGAGGTTGTAATGAATGGGATTTAGAAGCAGCGTCAGGTTTAGTTGGTAACTTTAGTTATACTGATTGTAGTGGTGCATCACAAACAGAAAGTGTAGATGCTGGTGATTCAGCATCAGTATGTGCATTAGGGGTGCCTACTGTAACAAGTGGTGGTGGTACTGTTACGCTTGTAGGACCTTGTGTTACACCAACACCAACACCAACACCGAGCCCTACTCCTGGAGCACCAACACCAACACCTGGAACGCCAACACCAACACCAACACCAGGTATATCTTATGATAACTATACAATAACAAGATGTGATGGTGGGTTTAATAATTATACTGTGGGTAGAGCACTTGCAAACACATTCCCAACTTATACTGTATTATTAATGCCTGATGGAAATTGTTATGAAATTGTTGACCCTACCGGAACGTTAGGTACGCTTGCAAATGCGGAATATACAGATTGTAATTCATGTACTACTCCACCACCTACACCAACGTCAACTCCACCTGTATTGCCTACAAATACTCCGACTCCGACTCCGAGTCCAACACCGAGCCCAACTCCGAGTCCGACTCCAACTCCGAGTCCGACGCCTGATGGCCCGACACCGACGCCTACGCCTACGCCGACTGTAACGCCGACTCCGACTCCGAGTCCAACACCTAGCCCTACACCTACGCCAACGCCTGGAGCTTGTATTGCAATTGAAGTAGGTTTCTCCACAGGCCTTTATAATGGTTGTTGTGTGCCTCCAGATAATAGTGGTATTAAATACTTTAATGCAAATTCTGTCGCTTCAGCAACAAGAATGTATAATGGATTTACCTGCTCAACATTAGAAAGCGGCACAATATATGTAAGTGAAAATGGATCTACTTATTATGAATTTTTCAATGGTGTAAAAACAGCAGGACCAATATCTTGTCCATCATGTCCTTAGAAATGCAAAATTTTATTAAAGAAGTAAACAATCACCTCAGTGGAAATGTAATTATTTTAGGCGGGTGGTCTAAGTTTTATAATGGTTATAATTTGCATTATGATAAAAACTGGGTTGATGTATCTATTACTCCAGAATCGGTAGATTTAATTTCTAAATTAGGTAAACCACTTGAAATTAATGGAGGACATGTGTGGGGTAAAAATATTATAAATCAATTTGTAGTAATGTGTGGTGAAAGAAAAAAAAGAAAATATTTAGATGTTTTTGTTGACAATCTTAACACTGAATACACAATTATTGAAGGATTAAAAATACAAACTCCTCAAGCAGCTATTAATCACCACCAAAAAATTTACGATGACATTAAAAAAGATTGGGTTTTACAAAAAATACAAAAACTAAAAACCCTATACAACCTTTAATATTTTTTTTATTCGTTTATAATTAATAAATTTAATTAAATTTAATTTAATCTAATAGATTGCCTATGTCCAAAAACAGTATATTCATCCAAATTGCAGCGTACCGTGACCCAGAATTAGTACCTACATTAGATTCATTATTTGACAACGCAAAATTCCCTAATAATATAATGGTATGTATTGCCTGGCAACATTCAACAGAAGATAAGTGGGATGATTTAGGTAAATATAAAAAAGACAAAAAGGTAAAAATATTAGATATACCTTATACTGAAACAAACGGTGCTTGTTGGGCACGTAATTTAATACAGCAAGAATATAATAATGAAAAATATACATTACAACTTGATAGTCATCACAGATTTGTAAAACATTGGGATGTCAAGTTGATTAAAATGTATGAGAATCTACAAGAAGCAGGGCATAAAAAGCCATTGCTTACTACTTACGCAACAGCATACGACCCAAATAATTTTAACATTAAAGATAACGCTGAAGTTTGGGGAATGAAATTTGATAGATTTACGCCTGAAGGTGTAGTGTTTTTCCTTCCTTATACAATTGAAGATACAAGCAAACCTTTACCGGCAAGATTTTATTCAGCACATTTTGCTTTTACAACAGGTAAACACGTAGAAGAGGTTCAGCATGACCCTTCTTTTTATTTTCACGGTGAGGAAATAACTCTTGCTGTTAGGTCTTTTACTCATGGCTATGATTTATTTCATCCAAATGAAATAATTGCTTATCACGAATACACAAGAACAGGTAGAACAAAACATTGGGACGACGATTCAACTTGGGTAGAAAAAAACACACATACACATAGTAGGGTAAGACAGCTATTAGGAGTAGATGGTGAAGTTTGTACTCCTTGTAATGAGAAACATTTTGGTGTTTATGGTCTTGGTAAAGAAAGAACTTTACAGGATTACGAAGAATATAGTGGAATTAGATTCAGTGATAGAGCTATTAGGCAATCATGTTTAAATAATCAAATACCAACATTAGGTAAAAAAGATGAATTGTATCATCCTAAGTTCTCTCATATATTAAATTTACATGGAAATCAATTTCAATATAATGATTATACATTTTGTGCTATAATATTTGAAGATGAAAAGAAAAAAGAATTATATAGAAAAGATATAACTCATTTAAATCAATTAATAAAAAATAAAGATAATTTTAATATACCGGTAGAATCAAATACTAAAAAACCAACTAATATAATTGTATGGGCACATTCAGAATCTAAAGGGTGGGCTGAACGATTAGTCATACCTATTTAATGTTTGAATTAGAAAATTATCATAATAATAAATCTTGTAACTTTCATTTATATGATGATTGTCTTATTTGTAATATTGTAAAAAAAAATAAAATATACGAAGAGTTTTTACATAAAATATTTGAGAAATATGTAAATAAAAATTCGGTTGTAATTGAAGGAGGATGTCACATCGGTTTACATAGTGTTAAATTATCAAAATTATGTAAACAACTTTATTGTTTTGAACCTTTAGATAGATCATTTGAATTATTAAGTAAAAACTTAAAAGAAAATAAATGTAATAATGTAAAAAAATTTAATAAAGCATTATCAAATAACAATAATAAAATAAAATTTAATTGGATTACTTCTAACAACCCAGGAGGAAGTGGTTTAGATAATAACCCAATGGGAAACATAATGCCTACATCTACAAATAAAGAAACTGAATGTATTACAATTGATAATTTAAAATTAAATAAATTAGATTTTATAAAATTAGATATAGAGGGGTATGAACCCTTAGCATTAGAAGGAGCATTAAATACAATAAAAAAATATAAACCAATAATTGTTTTAGAATGTTGGGCTGACCATAGCGGAAATGCTAATTTAGAACACACCAAAACCTTATATAAAGATTTTATTGAATTAGGTTATTCAATTGAACAAATTAGTCATAGTGATTATTTATTAAAATGTTAATACCAAAAAAAATATTTCAAACATTTAAAACAGTTGAATTACCTGAGGGTATGAAACAAGCTCAGCAAACATGGGTTGTAAAAGATTTTACCTATAATTTTTACGATGATAAACAGTGTCTTGAATTTATTAAACAACACTTTACACATAAAGAAGTAAACGCATTTATAGACCTTGTTCCTGGTGCATTCAAAGCTGATTTATTTAGATTGTGTGCTTTGTATATTCATGGAGGAGTTTATTCAGATATTGACACAGTACTATTAGAAGACCTGGGGGGACTATTAAATCAAAACGTTAACCTTATAGTTTGTAGAGATGACCCTATGGCTAAAAAATGGTTATGGAATGGTTTTATAGCTACAACACCAAGACATCCTGCTCTTAAAATTGCAATACAGAAAATTATATCTAACGTTGAAAGTAAAGAGGAAAGGTTTTATCTTGATTACACAGGCCCTGCTATGTTTGGTAAAGCTATAAATCAATATCTTGGAAGGGATACAGAACAAGATTTTAAGTTAGGTTTAGATAAAACAAGTAATATGTTAGTTGTTCAACATCAGAATGGTCATATAGTTTTTAATAAAAAAAATTACATAAAATGTGAATACCCTACAAAGCAACAAGATAATTTACCTTCTTACTTTTGGGATAACGTTGAGAAACACAGAATATTTAGAGAGATACCCAGAACAATAATCTATACAGCATTAGATTTGTTTGGTGTTAATGACTACATGATTGATAGTTTTAAAAAACATAACCCTGATTATGAATTTTTATTTTTTGATGAAACACAAAAGGAGAAATGGTTTCAAAATACACCATATGATGAATTTTACCGTACACTTTCATGTAAAGGAGAGATAAGTGATTTTTTTAGGTACTGTTATCTTTATGAAAACGGAGGAGTTTATGTAGATACAGATACTTTTTGTAACCAACCTTTGGACGATTGGATAACTTATCAAGATATAATTTTTGGTTTAGAAGGTAACGTTGTTAAAGAAGGTTTTTTTAAAGATAATTTTTTTGGTATAGGCTATGTAATAGATAACAAAATTCTTTCCGTATGTAACTGGGCAATAGCTTCTAAAAAACATCATCCTCTTATGTTACAGGTTATACAAGATATAATGAACAACCCAGTTGATAGAGGTGCTATAGTTAACACAGGGCCTGGTAGAATTACAAAACACGTTATAGATTATTTTGGAACAAAACAAGACTATACAAAAGATGTATCTAAAGATAACTCAGTATGTCTATCAATAAATCGCTTTGGCTCTAACCAAATACATAGTAATGCTTTTAAAACATCAAAACCTTTTGAAGTAACAAGAGATGATATTTATATAACCCACATGTTTGAGGGCACTTGGAGAACAGCAGAAAACAAAGACATAAAAAAGTTAGATACGTTAACAAGACCCTCTGTCACACACAACCTTACAATTTTTCCTTATGGAGATGAATATAAAGGCGTATCAAGATATGATGAGAACACTGAAAGAACTTTGTTTATGAAAGAGATTGGTGATTGTAGAAGTTTAACAGAGTATTTGTTTAATAAAGATTTTGACGTTATCAACTCAAAAATTCTACCTATAGCAGGATACAGTAAAAAAGCAAAGTTTGAAGACTTTAGACATTTTTCATACAAAGGTAAAGATTACTTTTGTGCCGCTTATATAGATGGCGAGTTTAATACAAAAATGGCTATTTTAGATTATCAATATACTTTTTTAGGAGATGTTGTTATAGACGAATATAACAAGATGAAATTTGGGGTTGGACCAGAGGTTTACTTTGAAAAGAATTGGTTATTTTTTGAAAAGGATGATGATCTTTATTTTATTTATTCAACAACACCCACCTTGCAGATATACAAATGTGAGGATTGGGATACATTATACTTTAAAATTTATCATAAAGAAGACACAGACAACAAACACAACATTCCAAGAGATGAAATGTATTTCTCTAAAGTTACAACCGGTGGTTCAACCTCTCCTATAATTATAGAAGATAAGTTGATATATTCGATACATACAAAAATATATAACGAAAGACAGTATAATCATTGGTTAGTAATGCTTGACAGTAACTTTAACTTTATAAAAATTTCTTCTGTTCCTTTTATAAACAAACACATAGGTTATGGACTATTTTTTGTTATGACTATGCTAGATACAGGAGACACAGTAACTCTATCTGGAGGATTAGAAGATTTCCAAAACTGGATTTGGAAATTTCCTAAATCAAAAATATTAAATTGTTTTAATTGAAAAAAACAATATAAAAGACATTGCATTTAAATTCGTAAATTTGTAACAATATTTAGCGGATGGCTTGTAACATTTATATATTATCTTGTCCTATAGGAGCAGTAGGAGATGAGTGTACGTTTGAAATTGATTGTTGTGATGGACAACTAATTAACTATACCATGCAGCCTGATAGTATTGTTGAGGCTTGTGTACTCGAAGAAGGAGTAGTTACTGTAACATCTTTATCTGGTTCAGCTTTTGAAACATTTGACCCTTGTTCTTCTGATTGTGGCGATATTCCTATAGCACCTACCCAAACACCAACACCTACTCCGACTGCGACTCCAGTTCCTACGCCAACGCCAACGCCTGGAGCACCAACACCGACACCAACAGTAACAGTAACAGCCACACCCACGCCCACGCCTACGCCAATAAGTGTTCAGTGTTATGAGTGGGAATTATTATGTCCAAGTACAAGTGCTTATGGTTGTAGTTATGAATACATAGACTGTAACGCAGTAACTCAAACCGGGACAATTGAGCCGGATAGAGACATAGACGCTTGTGTTTTATTTCCAAACACTCCAATAGTAAATGGTGGTACAGCAGTAGGGCCTAGTGCTGCATGTTCAGCAAATCCGACACCTACGCCAGGTCCGACACCTACGCCAGGTCCTCCTACTCCAACACCTACTCCTTCAACAGGATGTACAGAATGGGTTTTAGTGTGTCCTAGTAGTGCCACGACATGTAATTATTCTTATAGGGATTGTAGTAATGTAGTACAAAGCGGTACTTTGTTCACTGACACAGACTATGAAGTTTGTGTAAAAGATGGTAATATACCAACTGTACAAAATGGACAAGCACGTAGTGAAAATGTTGCATGTTCATCTCCTACTCCCACGCCAACTGCGACTCCAGTTCCTACGCCAACGCCAACGCCTGGACCGCCGACAGCTACTCCAACAGCTACTCCAACTCCAACGCCTACTCCGACAGCACCTACTCCGACTAGTGTTGTTCCTCCAATACCTTCACCGGTAGAAACGGAGTATACTTTAACATATAGTCAAACTTCAAAAGGGTGGCCATCGTTTTATTCATACATACCTGATTATATGCTTGGTATGAATCAATACTTTTATACATTTAATGGTGGTAATTTATACCAGCACAATGCTAATGGAAGTAGAAATAATTTTTATGGCGACCAATATAATTCTCAAATAACAACTGTGTTTAATCAAAACCCACTTGAGAATAAGATATTTAAAACTATTAATTTAGAATCAGATCAGGCATGGCAAGCAAACTTAGAAACTGATATACAACAAAACGGATTTATTGATAGCACTTGGTTTAAAGAAAAAGAAGGTGCTTATTTTGCATCTCTAAGACAAAACGGAGAAGTGCCAGCACTTCCAGGTCAATACGCAATGAGGTCAGCAAACGGAATAGGAAAATGTATTAGTAATAGCAGTGTAGGAAATACAACTACAATTAATTTTTCTACAAACCCTTTGGTAAATATAGGAAGCATTGTAAGTATAGGTGACTATTTATATTTTTCATTACCAAACTATACAACAATTAATTTAGGTGGGCAAATAACAAACATAAACGTAGATATACCAGCTGGCATAAATCAAATTTCTATTGATACAAGTATTTCTGGAACATCGACAATAACAATTCAAGACCCTTATATACTTTATATTAAAAGTTCAGTTGCAGAATCCCATGGTTTACTTGGTCACTACTGTGTATTTACTTTAATAAATGAGAGCACTGATTCTACTGAACTCTTTGCTGTAGAGTCTGAAGTTATGAAAAGCTATCCGTAAAAATTAGTATCTTTGCAGTAGTATGGACTTTAGTATAAGGAAATTAGAGCCATCTGATTATGATGATGTATTGGTAGGTTGGTGGAAAGATTGGGGTTGGCAAGCGCCAGCTCAAGATTTTTTACCAGAAAATGGAGAAGGTGGATTGATGGTAATGGTAGATAACAAGCCTGTTTGCGCAGGTTTTATGTATATTACCAACTCAAAAGTAAGTTGGGTGGATTGGATAATATCGGATAATAAAATAGATGATAAAGCATTGAGACACGAGGCAGTTAAATTTTTAGTTAGTACCTTAACAAATATATGTGCAAAAAATGGTGGATATATTTATGCACTATTAAGACATGATGGTTTAATTAAAACATACGAAGACCTTGGGTATGTAAAAGGAGATAGTTATACTCACGAAATGATAAAAAAAATATAATATGGCATTAGGAACTACAGGAGCATTAATTGCTTCAGCAGCTATACAAGCAGGAACATCTGCAGCAGGTTTCGCTCAAGCTGGAAAAGCTCGTAAAGAAATGAAAAAAGCAGAAGCTGAGGCAGATAAAGCTATGGCTGCAGCAAGAAAAAAATTAGAAGTAAATTATTTAGCAGGCCTTAGTATTGCAAAAGAACCTTATGAATTAGCAAGAGAAAACTTACTGCAACGTTCAGCAGCTCTTACTCAAGCTGGAGTTGAAGGCAGCACAAGGGGAGCGGCAGCCACTGCTGGTCAAGTTCTTATGGCTGGTCAAGCACAGGCTGCTCAACAAAGAGCTTCTATGTCGCAGGAAATGAACAGATTGCAAGAATTAGCTGCAAGAGAAGAATCAAGATTACAAAGCGCTAGAGTTGATTTAGATATTGGAGAGGCTAAAGGAGCTCAGCAAGCTGCAGCAGATTTTCAAGCAGCGGCAGATGCAGCTAAAGCAGGTGCTATTAAAAGTGCAGCAGGCGCATTAACAACAGGTGTGCAAATTTTTTCTGAAAATCCATTTGATGTAACTAAAGCAGCTGGAACTTCAGGAGCAGCACCAAGCTTAGGGAGTTTTAGTGGTACAGATTATAGTACATTTGGGCAAGACTTGATTAACTTTGACCCCGTAATGCCAAACTTAACTAACGATCCTTTCTATCAATTCACGCAAGCAGGTGTAACAGCTCCAAAATTACCTTAATATATTATGGCAACAAAATACGGATATGTAAGTAGAGATACAGCGAATCGTCAAATAGACTGGGGTGCTATAGGAACACAGGTGTCTGATGGTATTACTAAAATCACAGAAGACAGAAAGGAAAGAAGAGAAGATATATTAACTAAAAGCACGGACTATGCAAAGATGCTTATTGATATGCCTATGGGCTCTAACACGGCATTCAATGAATACCTTGCACAATTTACTACTCAAGCATCCAAAGCCGCTCTTGCAGATTTAAATTTGTTAAAGTCTGGGGAAATTACTGAACAAGAATATTATAATCGAAGAGCTAACCTTCTATCAGGCACAGAACTTATGATAGCAGGGGCTAATAACTTTAATAATAATTATGATTTAATTCAAGAAAGAATAGACAATGGCACTGCTTCAGCTGTAGAAATAAAGTACAGACAAAAAATGGCTGAACTATTAGAGTTTGGAAACAGAACTCCATTTATAAATCCTGACACCAGAGAGGTTAATACTGCAAGGCTAGCGCCCAGTGGTATAATGGAAACCACTGTAGAGGATATAGCATCAGCTTCAGATATGTTTAGAATATCAAACTTTCAATTAAATAAGTTTGATATGAATAGTGCAATTGAAGACATTACAAAAAATATAGGTATACAGGATGTTACCATAACACCTGAGATGGTAAAAAAAGCTCAAAGTGAAGGCAGAGCAATAGGCGCAGTAGGAACAAAAGTAAAAGGGGCATTTAATTCTGCATTAATGAGTGAAAAAGAAACTGAATTAGCTAAGAAAGATTATGTAAGTTCTTATTTAAAAGACGATAGCGCTGTCATAAGTATACTGGCTGATTATGTTCCGGGTTATGATGTTACCTTAGATCCGTTTGAAGTAGATGATAAAACAGTTTTAATCGGCAGGAATGGTGCGTATGAAATAACAGATGAACAAAGAAAAGCAGCTGAAGATTATATGATAGATAGGTTAGATAAAGCATTGCCTGAAACAGTAACACCCTCAATGACTGAAGCTGAAAAAAGAGCTGAAGACAGAGCAGAGAGGAGATTGCAGGTTGAAGAAAAAAGATTAGATATAGCTATAGAGCAATTAGGTTTAGAAAAGCAAGCAGCGCAAGGTTCTTATGAAGCTGGTGATAATATAATTGTATTAGACGATTCTACTCAAACAGCTGCTAAAAATTATGTTAAAGGTTTAACTACTGATAATTTTCAAGGTCAAAAAATATTAGATGTTGTTGATAATTTTCAAACTATATTCAGAAAACAAAAGTACGATATAAATTCTGTTGTTGATGTAGAAAAAACTCCGGTAAAAATTACAAGAGGAGGTAAAGAAAGATTAGTTGATTTAAGTGCCATAAAAATATTTGTTCCTGATGTTATGGATAAACCTTTATTTATACCGATTGCACCTACAGAGCAAAAAGGATTATTTCCTGCAATAATTGAGCCTGGAGAAAGAATTAATTTAATTATGAGATTAATTGACAGAGCTAAGAAACAAGGTATAAAATTAACAGATGATTCGTTTAGAACTTTAATGGAAGATGATTTTGATAAATATAATCCAGTGCAAGAATCTGGTCAAGATAAACAATTTGGCTAATGAACGAAGAAATATTAAAAAATATTTGGGATTATCTTTCAACGCAAGGATTAACTAAATCTCCATTTGATGAGTGGTCTGTAAATATACAGCAAGATGAGGGTATTCAAAAAAATATACACGGTTATTTAGTCAATCAAAACTTAACCGATTCTGATTTTGATATATGGGCCTCAAACATAGGTTTAAAAAAAAAAGACGAAACCGATATGGTTTCAGAATTGGAAACTGGTATTTCTCAGCCAAGCGCATTATCAAGAAACCAGCGTCTTAGCATAACTCCTACTGCTGAAAAAGATACAGCAATAGAAAGAGCTTTTGGTAAAAACGAAGTCACAGATTTTTTTGGAGATTTATATAGAGCATGGAAAACAGGAGCAGGTCAAGCAGCTACTGTAGATGATGCTCTTAAAGTTTTTGCTGGTGGAACAAATGTAACCGACGAAACTTTACAAGATTATATTCAAGCCGTACAAACCATGGAATCATTTTCTCCCTCAGAGGAAATGCAAGATTTTAGTAGGATTTACGAAGCTGAGGGTAAGGGTGTAAAAGGTTTTATTAAAGGAGTTTTAAAAAATCCAACAGCCGCTGTGCAGGTAGCTGTATCTTCTTTGAGATCTATGATTAACCCAGCTTCAATTGCTGCGGGTACTGCAGGAGCAGGGGCGGGAGCAACGGCAGGATTAGCTGGTGGTATTTTAGCTCCTATAACATCTACTGCAGGCGCTGGTATAGGTTCTATACTTGGTATGACAGGAGCTCTTGAAACTGCTTTGTCATACACAGAATTTTTAAAAGAAGAGCTACAAAATAAAGGATTAGACTTTACTGATGAAAACATAAGAACAGTATTAGAAGATGATGAATCAAGAAATAGAATTAGGAATAGATCATTGGGTAGAGGTGCAACCATATCTACTCTCAATGCTATAACTGGAGGTTTAGCTGGTGGAGTAGCTGCAAAAGTAGGAACAAAGTTAGGAAGAACTGCTGGCGCTTTATCTGGTTTAGGGACACAAGCAGTAGGGGGTGGAGCGGCAGAAGCTGCAGGTCGAGCAGTAGCTGGGCAGGAAATGGATGTTGCGGAAATAGGATTTGAAGCTCTTGGAGAAATAGCTGGACCTTCTATCATAGGAACTGCGATTGGTGTAGCTAAGACTTCAGAGTATAAAATAAATAACGAAGTTGTAAGTAAAGCTGATATTGAAAACATTATTAACAGCAATAATTATGATGCTATAACAGGTATTACTTATGAAATAGTAAATGATCCTGTATTAAAAGAAAAAGTAAATCAAGCTAGGCAAGATGCCCCAATAGCAGTTGAAATAAAAGAAACTTTTGATAAAGATAAACAGCCTAACGATGAGCAATTAAAAGAATTAGTTAAGTTAGATAAAGAAATAACTAAAACTAAAGACAACAAAACGCCAAGAGCAAAAGTAAAATTAAAAGAGTTAGAAGAACAATATAAAACAATAAGCGATGCCATTCAAAAGCCAAGCACAGAGGAGATACCTCTATCGAAACAACCCGAAACTAGCCCAGCAGTGGGAACAGGAGACACCCAAGGGGCAGTCACTACCGGAGAGATTGCATCCGAGGAAACCCAAACTACGCAACCAATCGAAGAGGTCGAGACTCAGGTTAAGGACGATGCGAGCGAGGTAGTAGAAGAAACTTATACGCTGCCAGAAGATCCAAGAAAAGCCAAAAAAGATTTTGAGATTATTGATAATAGAGATGGTTTTTTACAAGAGTTAGAAGAAGGTGGAGACAATAAGTGGATTGTGAGAAATATTAAAACTGGTTTAATTGAACCTTCTTCAACTAAATCACAAGCTCAACAATTAATAAACAACACAGTAAATAAACAAGGAATGACCATGGATTACGGAGAAGGTCAACCGGTGCTAGAAGAATTTAGAACACAGGTAGAACAAGAGGTGGTTGTAGCTCCTATTGAAGTGTCTCCCACAGATAAAACACAAAAAATTGGGCAATTTGAAGTGATACTTACAAAAGATAATGTTATTAAAAGTATAAAGAAAAAAAACAAAGAAGTTTCAACTCAAGGAAGACAAGAGGCAGAATCGTTATTGGTTGAACAAGGGTTTATAAATGTAATGCCTAATGAAGTAACTAATATAAAAGGCTTAAATCCTATTGATGCAGCAAACAAAACTTTAGATGAAAGTAATAATCCTCAAGAAATAGCTTTTGCTATACGAGCGATAGATAATATAAAAACAGAACAAGCCTCACAATTAAAAGAAAATTTACAATCTGGATTACCTTCTATGTTTACATTAAAACAAAAATTTACTCCTAAATCTATTATAGAAGTTATAGGTAATAAGCCTTCAGAATTAGGTAAGAATTTTACAAGAACATGGGTTAGTAAAGATGGTAAGAGTTTAAAAGATGGATTTATTGATGAAAATAAAATTGAATTTACAGAAGACCAAGTTGCTGAATTTATAACTAACTTCCCTAATAAAACTGAATATAATAATTCAATAATAGAATCTACTGTAGATTTAAAAAAAGATTTAGAAAACAAATTAATAGAAATAACTGGAATAAATCCTTCAGCCGAAAACATACAACTTATATCAGAGATAACTGAAGAGGGAATAAGGGAAGCTGAAAGTAAAGCGGTATTTGAAGCTGAAAGAAAAGCAGAAGAAAAACCCATAGTATCTCCAGAGCGTAGAAAAACTCCAAAGCCAGAGAAAGTAGAACCAAGAGCAGACATTACTGATGATCTTAAAACTTTATCAGAGGAATCTTTTGATAACATAACAGAGGAGGCGGTAAAAACAAACTTAGATAACTTTGCTTCTCAAGTAAAATCTAATTTAACAGGTAGAGGTGTGTTGACTGAACAAGCAAGAGGTACATCGACTATGAGAATAGATCAAGCATTTGGCTTAAACAACAGCACTAAAATATATCGAACTGTAATAAGGCCAATAATTGATGTATATACGAAATTTAAAACGGATTATAGAAGAGTTAATACAGATGCAGAAAAAGCAGAAGACTTTATAAGATACGAAGGTAAATCAAAGACAGATAAATTATTAGGAAGAGGAAGAAAACAAAACGATGTTACTAAAGATTTATATGAGATAAGATTATATCAATTAGCTAGAGAGTATGTAAGTAATATAGTAGATGGTGTTCCGTCAGAAAAATCTCCCAACCCTGTAGAGCTGGCTCAGTTTACAGCAGATGAAGCTATAGCAGGAAGAGTTTTAACTGATGCAGATGGTAAGGCTTTAATTGAACTATTAAAAAAACATGCTAAAAATGGGGAAATTAACCCTGTTGTGATGAAGAGAAAATTAAAACCATCTCAAAAAAAAGCGCTAAAAATATTAGATAAAAGAAACGCCGAGCTTGAACAGAAAATAATTAAAAATGCTCAACGATCTGGTAAAGAACTTGAGCTTATTAATGATTACTCACATAGAGTGGTTTTAAAATCTCCACTTGAGCAAAATGTAGATGTAGAAAATAATGCTAAAGATTTTTCAGAAAACTTTGAAGGTGTTACTGAAAGAGAAAGAACTGGAGGAGTGAAGCCTATAAGTTTTGATCCAATACTTTCTTTGCTTAGAGGAACTCAAGAAACAAATCTATCCTATTACATGAAGGACGAGGTAGGAAGAATACAAGCATTAACATCCGAGCTTTTCAATAAATATAAAAACGGAAACAAAGGTCAAGCAGATGCTTCTTTAGCGCTTGCTAATTCAGTACGTGAACTATTAAGAATTACTTATGTAAGAACTTTTATGGATGCTGGCTCTACTGGTCTTAATTTAAAAAGAGAAGCAGAAAAAATGGGGTACAGAGTTTTACTTGGATCTGTTCCTAGGTTTGCAGCAGAACTTTTAGGTAACGCTGCTATGCTTGTAACACAGCCAGCCGAAGTTATACAAAATGCTTATGACAAATATTCTTCTATAAGTTTAAATTTAAAACCAACGGCGAGAGACAACTATCTTAAAATATTAGAAAATTTAAATTCTTCTGAAGTAAATAAATTAGGAGAAATAATTGGCCAAGCTGATAGCAAATATTCTGACCCTAATAATTATTTGAATTTATCTGAAATGAGACAATCAGGTATGCAGAGTAGGGTTCAGGAAAAAATGTCAATAATAGCGGGCATGGGGCCGAGACAGACTTATAAAGTTGTAAACTCCATAAGTGATTTACTTATGGCAGGTGGTGATAAATTAATTGCTAGACCTCTTTGGATATCAAAATTTGCAAATGAATTTAAAAACAATGTAAAAAATAATTTAAATGAAGATATAGATTTAACTGTAGATGACTTTGAAAAAATTGCTGATGAAACTTCTGAATATTTAAAAGATAGTAAATATGCTCAAGCAATAAAAGATGCTACATTTCAATCTGATAAAACCGTGGCTGAATTTATTACTTCTGGTAATCCATTTAATGCTATTATTAAAAATGTTAGAAGGGATGAGAAGGGTGAAAGGGCTAAAAACTTTTATAGAGTAATAAACTCTTTCATGGCAAACTTTAATTTGAATGAATATGCTACAGCTAGATTTGCAGTAGGAGCTATGCTTAAAGATGGTGAAATATCTAAAGCTCAAGCAGGTAAATTATTAGCGGGAATATTAGCACGTATGTCATCTTATGTTATTCTTTATAGAACATTCTCTAAATTCTTTGATGAAGTATTTTTAGGCGCACCAGAAGAAGAAGAGGAAGAGGATGTAGCTCAGTTAATTACTAGACAGGTTATAGGCTCTTTGTCAACATTAATGTTTAGAGGTGGATTAGGTAATATACCTGCGCTTCCAGTTAATTATGGGATTGAGTATTTAAATAAAGAGTACCTAGATTTCTTAAGAGACGGTGGAGAGTATGACGCTTATGATGATTCTATTGTTTATAGCTTAGTAGGGCTTGATGATTTTTCTGGTAAATCTTTACCGGAAATAGCTTTACCTATTTTAGCTGGACCATACGGGCCATTAGCCAAAACTTTAACAAGAGGAGCGGAGTTAGCTGGTAGAACTCAATCAAGAAAAACTCAAGATGCTAGAGATAGAGCTCAAGAAGAACTTACAAACAGAATTTCATTTGAACTTTTAGGTCAACTTGGTTTGATTCCATTCTATAAAGATATTAGAAGAGGTAAATTAAAAATAAGATTCAAGGACGAAGGAGGTAATACAATATCTCCAAGCGAATTGAGAAAACTTGATCCTGATTTATACGATAGGCTTTACAACTAATTAAATAAGTTCCAAAAGATAACGTAAAGTATCACTGCGTTTATTATAAATACAATTAGAAAATTTAATTTACTGTGTTTCATAGCTCCATTAAACAATTAATAGCGGTGTGTCCGCCTAGTACAACGCCACATCCTATGGCTTGTTTCTTAAAATGCTTTGCGTAAGCAGCTGCGTATGAGGTTGTGTCTATACCACAGCCTACTTGCATCCCGAAGATACGAAAGTTTCTCCCAACCATCCATTCAATGTAAGCTTGCGTGTGTATATGACCCTGAACTGTAGACATCATATCGTTCTTTGCTTTTGTTCTAGCAGTCCCTCCCTCTCCGTGAATGTATTGTACATTGTCATATACTACTCTCTCAACCCAGTTCCAAGCAGTTCCTAAAACCTCATTATAAGATTTAATCCACATAGAAGGTATTGCTGAGGTCTGAGCTTTACGCATTACCATTCTGTCATGGTTTCCTATGATTACATCTGCATCAGGAAAAGAATCTTTCCATTCAGATACAGCCTGAATTGCATATTCCAACTCATCAGCTCCACCTAGAGCATCGCTTGAAGTTTCATGATATGAACTGTAATGATTGTCTATGATGTCTCCAATAAAAATTACTTGGTTACATAAATACTTTGCATAGGTTTCTTGACAAAACTCTAAGTACCCATCAAGTTCAAAAGGTGCGTGTATATCTCCTATAACAAGGATACGTCTTTCGTTTTTGGTTAAGTTATCGTAAGCTATTTTTTTATCACCTTTTAGGCGTGGCCGGAAATCTTTATATCTCATTTTCTAAGGAGTCAGTTATGGTTTTAAGTTTTGATGTCATCTTAGAAACCTCTCCTTTGAGTTCAACATATTGTTGGTCGACAAGTAATTCGTAAATGTTATTTACGGAGTCGTGTAAGTCATCCATAATATAATTAATATTACGTATGCGCTTTTGTTCTAACGGAGTGATGTTCATAATTTACTTTGTTTCCCTTAACATCATTCCTCCCCAATACTCATCGATAGACTTTATATATCTATAAACTTTTCTGGATTTTTTTTTAACGTTTTCAATTTCAGTTTTAGTTGATTCCTTTCCTAGATTACAGTACAAATCGGCATCAATCTCTAGTAATTTATCTATTTTTTTACGGTCATTCCAAGATGTAAATCCTATAATCTTGTCTATGTCCTCTATAGAATACGCCATAATGTATGTAATCTTCTTTAAAGTTATGAAATTTTTTCTAAAGTCTGTTCTAAATTATAAAATTTTTGTTTCAGGTTTATATAGTTGTGTAGCAGTAATCTATAGTTATCTTTAGCTTTTCTATTTCTAACTCGTGCATTTAAGTTATTACGATTTTTGTATATTTTTTCTTGAAGAATTTTATCTTTTACTTTTTGATATATATCAAGCATTCTGGTTTCATTCCACAGTTTTAAGTTTGTAAAGATTTTTAAAGCATGAAGAACTGTAGCGTGGTCTCTGCCAATAGAAGATCCAATATCTTTTAATGGTTTGCTAGAAAACTCACGACACAACCTAAAGTAAATAGCTCGTTGATATACATTTTCTTGTACTCTACTTTTTAAAGTAAAATCATTTTCAAATTCTTTAATTAACATCTGCTGTATTTTTTCAAGTTTCATAATTTATAGTTTTATTTAGGTTTAAGTAGTCTAAGTATTGATCCGAAGTTATAATATTAAATTTATAAAACAAAGGAAACATACTTCTTGAGTTAAGATATTCTACACTAAAAAACAAAGGCTCTTGCATAGTAACAACACCTGCGACTAAGCCAAACCTTCTAGGTTCATCAGCGTATTTTTTTTCTTCATGCATTTCACTTGCCAGCTTATCTAACTGCATTATAATTCCAGCACTATACAGTGGGGGTAAAGTCTCAAGCTCCTCCAAAAAATTTTCTTCCATTTCGTAAAAGCTTTCATCCCCTGTAAACCTCTGCGGTAAATCCATATTCTTTTAGTTCTTTCATGCGGTACTCCTGAAGCTTAGACACCCTTCCCTTTTTGGTTTTAATTTCATAAAATTCAATACCATAATCTGGGTGTAATGCTAATACATCTGGTATACCATTTTTATTAGTCTTGATTAATTTAATGACAAAATACCCATCAGCCTCTAACTCTTTTATTTTTTTAGTTTGAATCTGTTGCTCAGTCATTATACAAATTTAATTATTCTTTTGATTCTTTTTCTTTATCAGAATCTGCTTTAAGTTTTTCTAAAGCTTCATCATAATCTGGCATACGCTTGATAGTTTCCAGTGTACCAACAGATAAGTTCTTTAGATTGTACATCTCTTGTATAACTTGTTGCATTATCTGGTCAAGCTTATCCAGCTTATTTTTCATCTCAATTAATTTTTGTTCTTTCATATTTATAAACTTAGTAAATCTTTTTCAAAATGTTTTAGTGTGTAATCTTTTTTCTTGGTAACAGCTCTATATATTTTATCTTCAATACCACCCTCGGAAAATATCCAATACACATCATTCTGTACTGAATCTTTAGTTGTCATTCTGTCACGTGACTGCCAATAACTAAGAGCAGAGAAATCTATATTGTAATAGACAAGACAATCTGCTTCCTTCAAACTTATTCCCTCTCTTCCACTCACAATTTGCAATGCTATGTTTTTGTGAGTATCTTTAAACTCACTTAGTTCTGTGGTTAAATCATCCCCGTACACTTGTTTTAAAGCATCGTACTCGGCTTTAAACTTATAAAATATACCTATCTTCTGATTCTTAAATTGAGTGCGTATAAACTCAGCTTTTGAATAGTCAATTACTGTAGCTTTTCCGCTCTCAAACTTAACTGTTCCAGAATATAGTTGATGTAATTTTGACATCAACTTAACTCCTGTATCTGCCAACACCACCTCGTCCGTTCCCTCGATTACTAAATTCTTTTTAAGTTGATTAACCATATTATAAGTAAGCTTGGACATCTTAACCTTTAACACCTTCTCAATGGTTTCTACCTTGAAACCCGCTTCCTTCTGCGTGTAGGATATCATATAAGGCTTCATCTGATCTAAAATGGTCTGTCTACCTCGGCTATAATTATTGTGCGGCATAGCGCCTATTTTAATTTGCACTACATCCACATAATCTTTAGCGAACTTATAAAAGTTTACATAGTTTCTAAATGGATTGTGAGGACACGCATAAACCTGATGGTACATTTGACTAAATGATTCTGGTGTAGGTGTACCTGACATTAGAATTACAAAAGGGTTTTGTTTTTTAATGACTTGCTTTATCATTTTAGTTCTCTTGCTTGGTTTTGGATACGCACCCATACCATGTGCTTCATCAAGCACAATGCATTCATACTCACCAACTACCTTATGAAGGCTCTCATAGTTTACAATGTTGATGTGAAACTTTGGTTTGAGCTTATTGTAGTCATCCTCTATAGAAGATATAGCTTTCTTCTTGGTAACAAATAACATATTGTCAACGCCTAGCTTCTGAGCTGTACCCATAGCAGTCAAAGTCTTTCCTGTTCGCACCTGCATAGACAGGTATACGAAACCATATTTAACAAGAACATCAAACGCCTTGTCTATAATTTCCGATTGGTATTTTCTAAATTTCAAAATGGTATAAATTCTGTTTCGTTATTAATATTATCTTCAGGCTTTTGCTTCATAATAATCCACTTACCATTCAGATCCTTGCCCTCTTCTGGTGGCACACCCTCTTTGTACATACAAAAAGAATAAAGCCATTTGTTAAATCTTATTCTACTTATAGACATCTTAGCTCTTGGAGAATAATCAGGATACTCTTGTACAAAATCTAAATACAATTCATTTGTGTTTAATCTAATATCTGGTACTAGCTTTGAGTTAGGCTGCGTTCCCTCAAGTAAACCGCACCACTCAATAAAGTCATGACTAGTCTCAGCAGATAGCTGTCTAATCTTTAGGTTTACAAATTCACTTTCAATAAGTCCTTCTCTTAAGTATAACTGAAGACATTGAATCATATAGTTATCAAACACACACCACTCATCATCATCCCAATCGCCAAAGAATAATCTACCAAACTCATCTTGTGGTGTAAAGTTTTTACTATAATGTTGATACAATTCAAGCTCCCACTTTCTCCTTTGAAAAGAATTACCAGCTCCTTTTATGGCATAGTTTGTGGTAATAGCTATCTTAGGGCTCTTGCTAAATGGAATCTTGATAGCATCCTTGTTTTTCTTTTCAAGTGTTAGTCCCTCTGTTGCTACACTAAACAATCTTTCAAAGTCAAAGTATTTCTTTACATCATCAAAGCAAAGTATCTGCGTGTCTGCTGACACTAACTGATAAGCAAAAGACTTAGCGAAATCAAATGCCTTTCCATCTATTGTCACTAACTTTTTCATGTGGCTAAGTGCGTTCATGAATATACCTTTACCTGTACCGCCCTCTGGATTGTCTGATATTACCTCATCATTAAGTATAACTGCTGGACAATAAGACAGGTTCTTATGACCATGCATTAAGAATCCTATCGTTGACTCCATTGATGTAGTTCTTACAGGATTTTTACCACTGATATTTTCCACAAATGTTTTGTAGTCGCAATCAAAAGTTTCGCATTCTTTATAAGCTCTGTCAATGACATGATCTTTCCATACATATCCACCCAAGTCCACATAATCTATGGCTATGACCTCGTTCTGCTTTACTTGAACTGCACAATTTCTGTAATATAAATAAGAAGAATTTTTAGAATCTGCTATAAAATATATATCAATAGTACCTAAAAGTGTTAGAAATTCTTCACGAAAAAATCTTGTTTGCTCTGCAAAGTAATTGTAAATCGATACATCTTCATAATAATAAAGTGTGCCTAGTATAAAATCTTTAATTTCTTTCTCGCTTGTGTGGTCTATTAAATTGTTTGTAACCTTGACAAATACATAGTTCTTACTGCCTTCAGGACAATATTTATAAAATCCATTGTCCTCTAAATACTTTTTAAACAAAAGAGGTACAATCTTTATAGTACCCTTATCATTTTTAGTCCAAAACTTTTGGTCTTCATCTTTCTCTGCCTTTTCAATAACCGCTTCAATTTCATCTATCTCTATGTTTGTGTTCTGAAGATCTCTTCTTATATCTTTCTTTGAATCTCCACGCTTTACCCTTTGCTTAATCTCATTGATAGTCTCAGTGTCCTCATAAAACTTAGTTCCAAAATCTGCTGCGTTTCTATAAGCAGAATCAATGGTGGTTTGTATCTCTCTCTTTGGAAAATCTGATGACTCATATTGATTACAAACAAAAGATGCTATGTTTTTTCCAACCCCAAACTCGTTTAAAGCTCTTGCTAATACATAAACATTCTGATTTCTTTGCCCTTCAACCATTGGATATTTTTGTTGCCACCACTTTGTAAGTATCTCTATAATTTTATTCTCATCTGTAATTTTAAGTAAAGGCACATCCTTTATTATACTCTTCTCTTCATACTCCTCCTCTTCAATCTTATCCCAAACAGATGAGTTAGTATTTATATGTAGTAGTCTGTCATAAGACTCGTAACAAACTCTGGATAAATTTTTTGAAGTAGTGTCAAAATAGGGTGAATCAAATTCTTTTTTTAATGAATTAAAATATTTAGTATGGTTGTCTTGGTCTGCTGGTATTTTAATTAAAACCTTTAATCCATTTCCAGAAGGAGAAACAAATGCTGAATAAACAAATTTATTTTTTTGAAATCGTTCCTTGTCTTCTAATAAATTTTTAGTCTTTGGATAACCATCAAAGTCTAAACATATTAAACCTGAATGCTCAACAATAGCTGAGTCAGATCTTTTGTTAAACTGACCAGAGAAACATATAGCAGGTAGATTTTTTTTAAGCTCATTCCTCTTTGTCTTATTTTTTTCTTGTCTTATTTTTTTAACAAGCTCTTGATTTTTCCCTTCTTTTATTCTTTGAAGTATGTAGGTTACATCTTTAAAGAAAGGTGTTTCTGTTTCTCGTATGTTTTGAAATATGGTTACTACCTGAGGCATTGTAAGATTAGATTAAATTAAAAAAAAGGGAAGGAGACTAACTAATATGAAAAAAAACACCTTCCCTTCTAAACAAAAAAAAATTAACTAGAAAGGTAGGTTGTCCTTCTCCTCAGAAGTGTCAACTTTCCCATCATTCTTTTTATAAGGCTCGCTGACTTGTATAGACAGCTTGAAATCTCCCGCTTGGGTTTTACCTTCCCATGCAGAAATTTCAAACTCCTTGCCATTTAAATCAGTCATTGTGCCTCTTAAATCTGGTTGAGTATCTTTTTCTTTATATGTGTTTTTGAAAAGTGATCCTCTTCCTTCTTTGTGTTTGTATGTACTCATAAATTAAATATTAAAATTAAAAATCTCCTTTGTATATTATTTCCTCTATACTATCTGTTGCATTTTCACTAAAGTATTTATCGTAGTGTAAAAGTGCGTGTTCTACCTTTTCTTTAGCATAAGATAAAGTTTCAGGTTTTATTCCAAAGACACCGACATCATAAGTTGTCTCGCCAGGTCTTGTACCAATAGGTTTTGGGGTTTTTCCCACAACAAAAAACACCATTGGCATTCCAAATAATTTTTGGTATATATATGCTTGTGTATCATAGCCATAATATGGAGCGTTCCTTGTCCACTTAGCTACATCTCCAGAGGTCTTCAAGTCTATTATCATTTCTTTACTTATGATATCCGCTTTCCCCTTAAAAATGTGGCCAGTGCCCATAATGTCTCCAACCATAGGCTCTTCATACTTAGCGTCAAAGTCAAACAAATATTCTTTCATTGCTTTAACTTTCTTGTTATCTTCATTCATAAACCAATCCACTAATGCTTTTATTTCATCAGCTTCAGAAGTTTTAAGTGCATAGGTTAAGTCGTTTTCTACTAGCCACTCCTTATATGCCTTATCTCTTCGTGGAAAATCTGCAATCGGAAAGTCTTTAGCCTTGTCTGGCTCAAGAATAAGTTGATGAAATAATCTTCCCTTTTCTAAGTTCTCGTTAGATTGCACTGGCAAACGATATGCCTCTGGATCGTATTGAAGTACTTTTATGTCAGAGTTCGATATATACTGCTTACCAAAGTCTCCATAGTATTGCTCATCATCTCGTAGCCTTTCTATAATCTCTTTATTTTCCATAGAGTTCTTTTTTAAGC